GTTTGAAACACCTCGCAAGTGCTGCGCAAAAAAGGACCCGTAAGTACAAATGTACTAATGCAGATTTGCCCAGTTGTTATTACTTTCCTTACTCTTATCTAATTATTTATATCGACAATTACAATTGCAAGATATAGCAAACAGAATTCAACGTTGGCCTAGGTTGCTGATGCCTACCTCCCGCAAGTGCGCACAATAAAAAGGGCCAACCCTTCCGAAGGCTGACCCTATGAACAGGCAATAAAAAGACCCGGCGACGATGCCAGGCCGTTGAATCTATCGGGTGATTCTTACCATTGAAGCCGGGCGATTCCGTCGCTCAGTGTTGTCACTGACTCAGTCTGGCCAGGCTCCGGACCGTTCAGAAAGAACGGCCGGGCGATCAATGGGTCAGCCCCGCGGGAGCGCTTGGCGCTCAGGATCACGGCCGTCAGTTGATCCGGATCACGGAAACGGTCATCCGTGGCGTCCCCGTCCACACAAGGCAATTGCAGGGACGTGTCGCCCTGGGTCAGTGTCAGCGTCCTAGGTATCGGCTCACCCTTGCGGATGGCGACAGGGACGGCCAATCGGAAGGCAGGAGCAACGGACAAGGCATGGGCGACAGCGTCCGGGGCATCCGTCCGGAATGACGCCGTGACATCCCAGCCGGCGTCCCTGTTCGCCTGTAGGTAACTCAGCGGCCCCTTGTGGTAGTCATACAGAGTCACAGAATCGCGCAGAATCTCGCCCAGGGTGGCGCCGTCAGTTGGCGCGACCGTCAGGCCGAAGCGATGGGACAGCAGCTGGGCGTCAGCGACGGACACAGGGACGCGCAGGCGATGCCAGTGGGCGCCTTCATCCGTGCCGGCCAATCGGACGGCTAAGCGGCGCTCTGCTGCAGCTGCGCGGCGGTGATGCCACGCGATGCTGAACAGGGTGGCCCGCGCATCCGCGACAGGGTCCAGAAGCATCGACAGCGAACGGCGGCCACGCGCTAGCGCGACGGCGTCGCCCAGGCCACCGCGACCGGCCCAGTTAAGGCAGGCTTCACGGCATGCCGGCGTTGCGAACGGGCAGAAGTCGACAGCCAACGCCTTGTCCAGCACGCCCAGGGACGCGGCCAGCTCCCGAAGCGCTGGGAGGTGGCCGCGGGCCGGAATGCTGCCGTCAGCGTCCAGCCTGCAGGCGTTCGCCAGTGCTTTGCCTGGGAGGTTGTGCCTTATGGCGTTGTCCTTGGTCTTGGGATTCGTAACCGTCAGAACGTCCGGAAGCTTCAGGCGAACGGCCGCTAGGTGCGCGGAAACGTTCGCAGGCAACCGAACCGGCCGCCGCGGTGTTGATAGATAAGGCATGGGGAAGGGTTCAGATCAGATCACACAAGACAAGCCACGAATCAGGATCATCCGGCTCAACGGTTCGGCCGTCTGGCGTCTCCGCCATGCCGTCCAGCGTCCAGCGCATCGCGTCCGCGTGTGACGGGACAGGATGCCAGGCGTCGCCGAACCACAAGGCAAGGACGCGGAAGGGCCCGAAGGCTCCCACGTCGCCCGTTGTCTTGTACAGGGCGCCGGTCTCAGGGTTTTTCAGTCGCTGCCGGCCACCATGGGGCGACCGGGCGATTCTCACGGTTCGGTCAGCCTTGCGGCTGATCAGGGTCGGCGCTAGCAGGATCTGCTCAGCGGCGACGGCTTCCCAGTGCGGGGCCGTCCAGTCGGTGCGTGATGGCATGGCTTCAGTGGTTGCAAATTTCAGCGACGGACCGGCGAAGCTGCCGGGCTTCGGTCTCGAGTTCATAAGCCCGTTCGGTCGCGGTGCGGACCTCTTGAACGGTGTAATCGGTGCGGCGTGGCTCCCAGGCGTGAAGCTTGGACAGGATGCCGTCATCATCAACGCGGCCCAAGTCGATGTCCGTGGACAGCTGCCGGCCTGCGAACGTGCCGCGGAAGAACGCCGACAGGGCGCCATGGCGACAGACAAGGCAGACGAACGGGGCGCCCTGCTGATTCCAGCCGGCGGCATCGCTCAGGCTGTCAACAGCGGCGGCAAGTTTCGCGACGGCTCCGCCGTGGCCTGAGATTTTCCACGCCTTCCGGCCGATCCAGTCCACAAGGACGCGGCGGAGCTGATCCTGGGCGACGTTCGCGGCGGCGTTGAACTGATTCTGAGAATCGATGCGCTGTTGTGTCGGGATCACTGGGCCACCTCCACAACGCGGTGATTCCGCAGGCTGTCGACACGGTTCAGCCAAGACACAAGACGGTCAGCATCCGCGGCGGTGCGATGGGACCGTGTCTGCCAACCGTTGGCGGCGCCATAGAAAGTCTGAACGAAGACCCAGCGCTCAGGCTGGCGATTGAAGAACGAGAACGACACGAGATAAAGGCAAGGGGACAAGGTAAAGGCGAAGCGCTCAGGCTTCAGACAAGGCCGCCGCGACGGATCGCAACAGCAGACAAGGCGACGGACCCAACGACAGCGATGCCGCTGTGGGTGGCCATGCCGCGGGCTTTTGAGCAGATCTCGGCATCAGCAGGGCAGGCCGTCAGGATGCCAACGACAGCGGCGCCGGTGAGCATCGCGTGATAAAGGCCGGAAGCGATGCCGACAGCGGTGATAACAGGAAACATGGGAAGGAAAGCAAGGTAAAACCCGAACCCTTCGGGCTTAAATCCAAGGTATCAACGGCCGCGCACTTGATCCACTGACGCGGGGACGGTCTGCGGATTGTCCACGGCCGGCCATTGCAGATTAGCCCAGGCCAGAAGTGCCGGCAGGCCGTCCAGCCAGTGGACAGGGCGCGTTGTATCGCCGGCCAACTCCTGAAGGTTGTCGCCAGCACAGTACGCCTCATAACAGTGATAAAAAGGGCGCTCCCTCCACCGGCGTTGCTGAACAACGCGCATCCCGCGGCGCTTCGCTTCTGCGCGGACTTCGTTAAGGGTTCGGAATCCCACGGCTCAGGCTCCCAGGATCTCGCGGGCCATGGCGACGCCTTCCGGGTTCGGCTTCTGGCCCAGGTCAGCCCAGCGACGGGACAACGCCGCAACCTTGGGGGACAAGGTGAAGCCGGCAGCATCAAGACACGCGGCGGCGCCACATAGAGAGAACGAATCCGAGAACTCAACGACACCCTGACGGCTTAGCGCGGTGGGAACGTGGATGCCTTGCGCGTTCTTTACTTCCCGGAGATCCGTTATCTCGGAGTCGCGCAGCCGCTCAGATATGGACCCTTGGGGCTCGCCCAAAAGCTCTTCAACCTCCTGCCTTGAAGCGCCGCAGGCGTGACCCCATGCGATGGGGTCCCAGCGAACGTCCGCCATCGCTTTAAGACATTTTGACGGCGTCGACTCGTGGACGTGGGAGGTTGTCCCATCCCATACATATCCGGGCTTCAAATAAACCCAATAGCCGGAGCCGGTGGCGCACTCATTCACAACAGTATTAACGGCACGATGCGCGGCGATGTCCTGAATGATCGCCTTGTCACGCTTAAACCGTTCGGTGTGGTTGATGGCCATAAAAGCAAGGTAAAAATCAACGCCCACAGATATAGGCCATCCCACCGCACCTAGTCCACTGACGCGGGGACGGTGCGCCGATCGTCACAGTTGACGAGAGAACGAACCCAGCGGCGAAGCTTTGGCAACAGGAACCACCGCGAACGGTTGGCAATGCAAACGCCGAACGATTGGCGGGAGGTTTCTGTTAGCTACAACGTTGCACGGTTTAATTCAGTCAAATAAGCGATTGCAGAACGTAAGCAACATTAACCCTTCGCGGAGTTACTGTTAGCTCGCTCGTGGCTCGATGTCACATAGCAGCGCAATCGCGATCGTCGATGTAGCTAACTCTGCGTCAGTTTGTATTACTAATACATAGTGGCGCAATCGTTATTGAGAATAATTCTCAAGAAAATCTGCCTTCCAAAAAAAATCTCAGGCAAAAATTACACAAGACTGAGTAAAGCTTTCTGTGGGTGTCTGTGTATGAGAAAGAGCCTAAAACCGACCCCCTGCGAGTCCCGGACGTTTTTGTATAAAACCGGGTGTCTGCGAGTCCCGCGAAGTCACAGCTCCTCCAAGCAGCTAGGCATGAATGCAACACATTCTGCGATGAGCTTTGGGTTGCTCAGCTTCTCAAGCATTGCTCGAATCTCGTCGATGTTGTCGAGACCCATCTCGTCAGCGCACTCCATATAAGAGTCGATCAGGATCTTGCGCTGTTCCTTGGTGATGTAGGTGGAAGCCATAATTAAACGGATGAAGGATTTTGTTCAACAGCCTCGCAGACCTTACGGAAAACATCCCAAGGATCAATCACGCTGCAGGTGACGCCCATGTAACTCATGTGACGCCGCAGCTCTTCTCGCAGCACCTCCCACTCCTGCTGAGTCATGTCAAGATCAAGTTTCATCGCTGCCTTTCTCCAAAAACGATTCGATGCGTGCCTGGATTTCGCGGAGTCTTATGACCCTCGGCGACATGGGATTGTGTCGATCGATCGGCAGAAGCGTTAGCTCCCACTCAATTGCATCACTAATAAGACCAAGATCCTGGCTGTTGAACTTCATCGCGCCACCTTGATACAACCATCAGGAGTGCCACCTACTTGCAGGATCGCTTCATCTAACTCAGGCAGGAAGATGCCCAGCCCAGGATCCTCGCGGATCATCAACAGATCAATGTCGGCGTGGCGCTCAAGCAAGAACTCCTTGAACAGCTGGAAAGTGCGGAACGGCAGATCCTGCTGTTCGCCATCGAGCATGAACAGGTGAACCGAGCGACTCCCGGAGCTGTCAGCCCACTCAAGCGACTGATCATCAGGCAGGTGTGTGTCACTAAAAACCTGAACAGCACGATCGAACCTGCGATCAATCACCAAGACAAGATCCGGACGTGACCAGCCAGGAAGCTCCTCTCTGGTGATCTTGTATTCAGAGACTGGATGGGAAAGCCTGGACAGAAGAACCTTCTTCGTCTTCCCAAAAGTCGCTGAGCGATTGCGCTCAGCCTTGTAGCGGTAAGTGGGCTGCAAGTCCTTGCGCGTCACGTTCGGACCAACGGTCCAGTCGTACTTGCGAACCATGGTCTTGCAGTTTGTGCATTGCAGCGCCGCAAAGCCGAGGTGATAAACGCGGCTGACGTGATGGCAATGCGGGCAGCGCACCAGGCGACCATGCATGGTCACGCGGTGGCTAGTGGTCAGAGGCTCGAAGTAACTCAAGGTAAATGCCGTAGGGCTTGCAAAAAGCATACAGCGCTAGCTGCTGCTCGTCAACGCTTCAACGCGAAAAGGCCACTCGAAGTGCTTGCAAAGCTTGCGCACGACTTGCATGCGGCTTTTAGGCACCAGGAGTAGACCCTGGGCCAAGTCCACGCGAAACGGCCTGATGTTCAGCCCCCCAAGCACCGCCTCGGCATATTGACGCTGTTCAATCAATTCAGGCGATGCCATTGTTCTTCAGTGCGATGGCCCAGTTTGGACACTCGAAACCTGCGCCGAGCTTACGTTGCAATTTCTGATCGAACACCTTTGCAACAACACCATCAGTCGGCCAGCTTTTGAACAGCTTGCTATTGAACGGCTGCCGCTCGCTGGCGTGGCCTTCGAGCCATTGCTTGTACAGCTTGCAAACCTCGGCAGGCTTTGTGCAAACGATTGTGTCTGGGACATCAAAACCGTGCCTGCGCAAGTCCTCCATAGCCTGGCTCTCATTGGTCAGCGACCCGACTAGGCGATAAGCGCAAAACATCAGGCCAGAACCGCTGACGCGATTGAACCGTGCAGAGACTGCCGCGATCGACTGTGGCGTTCTGGAATCTTGCGAGTCCTTCGGCACACCCCACAGCTCGCCATGGATTTCGACGACTCCCGGAGCCTTGCGCTTGAGCTGCTTAGGGATGCTGTGAACAGACTCAATCAGCTCCATGGCGCAGCGACCCTTGCGGGTTTGTGCCTCGGCGAGCTTGCCATCGACATAGCGCAGGCCGATAGCAATGCCATCGATCTTGGGCTGGACGACCATGGTCGGCCTGCCAGGGAGCTGCATGTACCACTCGTTAAATGACTCGCGGCGATTCTTCCGCAAGCCCAGCATCACGACAGCATCACCCTGCAGGTGAGGGTGGTGGGGAGCAGCTTTGCGCAGCTTGTCTTCAAGCTGGTCAAACTGCAGGTCGCTCATCAGAGGGGTGCCGTTGCGATAGGCATCCTCAGCCTTCTTGTACTCGGCAGCAAGGGCAGCAACGGACATGCGAGGCAGAAGGAGAATGATGTCACGATAGTAGTCCATGCTGCACGATGCGTCTACCTGCTAGCCATTGCTCGCTGGAGTGAGAGGGAGATCAGGGATGGCAACCTACTTTCAGCTTCCTTGCGCACGAATTGCTCGTAGTCGAACACTCGCTTCAGGTTCGTTGGGGAGTCAAAAAGGTTGAACACAGTTGCAACGCTATTGCCCTTAATCCTGTATACCGCTCTGTTTTTCAAGCCGCCTCTTGCCCCGAGAGAAGCAACAAACCTTTCGCCAGAGGCCGGCTGCTGCTTGCGCACAAAGTTGCGCTCGAGACCAGAAATTACCTTGGAGGCATAAGCCGGGCGAATATCGGCCCTCTGCGTCAAAGCGCCAAGTGCTTTGAGGTTTCCGTATGCCGGCACTGGGTACAAGCCGGTGATTCTCTGTATAGCGCTATGGATTGAGGTGTTAGTGGCAACACCTCCATACAAAGCAGAACGCAAATACTCAGCAGGCGATAATCCCTTGCCAGAATCAGATTTAATGCTCAATCTGAGCGTCATTCCATCCGCTTCATACAAAGCAGCGTTCAGTGTTCGAGGCACAGGCCGCCCCAGGCCATCAGGCGCCTGGAACTCATCATTGAACTTGTCAGGAAGAAGCTGAGTTTTAAATAAATGACCGAAACGCTTGAGCGCTTGGTTGGCGGCGAAGGGCACCTGGGTCTTCTGAATGATGTCCAGCTTGCCGATGAGTTTTTCAACGTCAAATTCAACAGCCATAACCGACAGTTAGCAGGTCCCGTAACCGCACCGTAGCGAGTCCCCCTCAGGTGAGACAGCGCTCAGCGGGCCTGTCCAACCTGTCCAACCTGTCCAACCTTCCTATAGGAGTTTCCAAAAACGCCTTCGCCCCCCTTACACACCCTCTACACCCCCTATTTTACTAAAACTACTTTATGTATAGAAATAGGTTGGACAGGTTGGACACACCAGTGGTGAACTGGGATCCAGCGGAGCAGAGGTTGGACAGAGGTTGGACAAGGTTGGACGCCTCTTGCGACTCATGAGTCTTCAAACGAGTCTTTCTTCCAGACCCATCTGCGACTGCCATTGATGTTTTTCTTGCCCGACTTGGCGTATCCAAGCTCCTTGAGCACGCTTGCCACCTTCATTTGATCGCCCTTTGTCTGCCGCTCAACCGGCTTACCAATCGCATCGGTTAGCAGTATTTCTGTGGTCACATCTTTGAGGCGATTTTGTGGAATATTCAGCCAAGTCTCAATCGGACCTTTCCAGGGATCACCCATCGTGTACTTACTATTTTCGCTGTTAACCTGCTCCTCTTCCTCAATAGAGAGTGCATAGGGTTCATCGTTCTGATATGCATGAACAGCAGAAGCCCAGATGGCATCCACCTCCTTCATCAGTCCGTCCAAGTCGATTGGCTTCTTGTGGGTAGCTTTGACCGGAATAACCCAGAAGCGACGATTACCTGTTTCATCAACGAGGAACTCATCTCGGTTAGTGGAGCCGACGATGATTCCTCGACGAGGGAAGACTTCAGTGGCCTTGCCATAAGGCACCCGGAACATGTCAGTGGACTGTGAAAGGAAAGCCTTGATGACACCGGCTTGTCGTTTTCCAGTGATGTGATCAAGTTCAGCCCATTCCATGATCCAGCTGCGGTGGAGGATCATCAGGTCGTCTTTGGACTGGATGTCTCGGAGGGCGTCAGAGAAGAAGTCGCGACCGAGTGCTTTCCAGAACGATGACTTGCGAGCACCTTGCTCACCAAGGAGGACGCAGGCGTTGTCATGCTTGCAGCCGGGTTGAAAAACCCTTGCCACCGCTGCGATCAGGGTGCATTTGAGCATCCTGTCGTAAAGGCTTGGCTCCGGGAGTGCAGCGTCTTCTGGTCGAAGGTAGGTGCTTGCGAGCCTGTCGATGTAAGCGGGTGCGTCAACAGTGTTGGCGCAGTGTTCGAGGTAAGCGCGAACTGGGTCATAGGAGTTTTCATGAGCGACCTTGACGACGCAATCCATGGCGACCTCTTTAGAGATTTTGCAGCCGCGTTCTGCCAGCTCGAGGTAGAAGCGCTCGATCCCTTCAAGGACCTTCTCCTCTTCCTCGATTTGCTGGGTGAAGATGTTGTAACGGAGTTGCTTTGGACGAGCGCGAAGTATCGCCAGGAGCTGGTTGGCCTCAATTTTTTGAAGCCTCTCCCCAGTGGGTTCGATGGTGTCAGAGCCCAGTGCCTCAGCTACGGCGGTGATATTGAGTTCTGGCTTTGGCGATGGTGCTGGCGGCCTCCAGCCGAAGTGCTTTGCCCAGTACCAGAAGGTTCCAGCGGTGACCTTCTCACCACCAGAGGTTGCGATTTGGTGGAGTCCTTTCCAGGAGGGGGAGTTTCCCTGCATCAGGCTGATGGCCTGATCGCGTGTTCCGCCTGCTTCCTCAACTGCCTTGATCAGTCCCCAGAAGAGGTTGCGGTAGATGTGATAGGTGCCGGTCCCGGCTTTGCGAGCAGGAACTTTGTCGAGTGCTTCGCGTACTTCGTCGAGTGTTCGAGTCTTGTAATCGCTGAAGCGATTGGCCTCAACCATTTTGTTGTGCATCGTGCGAGAGGGGAGCGCCTTCTCGATGTCACGAACGGAGTAGTACTTATCAGAGGTGTGAATGATGGTGGTGCGATCACCAGGATTGCCATCGGCATCAATGTGAAATGTGCCTGGCAGGCGCATGACACGGGATGGGTTTTTGAGAGAGCGATCAGCGTCAGCGTGATCGAGAAGGCGAGTTTGGATGGATTTCCAATCTTCTACTGAGATGGGTTCAACAAAGACCCAGTAGTTGTGGATTGACTTGCCGCCAGTGTCGACCTGGAGTGTTGGTTCGGGGAGGTTTAGCGTCTGCCAGGCGTCGACTTGCCAATCTTTAGGGCGATCGTCCCATTCGCAGAAGACAGCGCGGCACTGTGTGATTTCAGAGTCGGTGTCGCCACCATCGTTGATGACGGCATAAACGCCACGGCCTTCGTTTTGCCATTCCTCGACGGTTTGACGCTTTGGTTCGCCCTTTCGACCGGAGTCTGACGATTTGAAGGGATGACCTGAGGGGTAGAAGGCTCTAAGGCGAAGGTTGCCTTTTTCTTTTTTGAGGATCGAGGTGAAGAGCTTGGTCTGCGCGAGATCAAGCGAGAGAGCAGGCATTGTCGTAATCAAGCTGACTTGGCGATCTCGCGATCGAGGATTTCTCGGATGACGTTGGAGACGGTTTTGAATTCAACGGCTTGAGATCGAAGCCAGTCTTTTTGTCGCTTGGTGATTTTGACGACTAATCGCTCGGAGTCCAATGGTGTGGGTCGTGACGCCGACGCAACGTAACGCCGTGTTACTTGCGTGTCAACACCATGTTACACATCGTGGCGTTCGATGATCTGCTGAGCATCCTCAACCGACCGAGCAATGCCAGCAATCCCGCCAGCCTTCTCAACACACTGAAGCCACGCCTGTTGATACGGCGTTGCCCGACCTTTTGGGGTCTTTATCTCAAGGCTCGTGAACACCGCGACTTCTTGCCCGACCATGTCGGGGGTGATGGTGACTGTTTTCCAGCCCACCAGATCAGCTGACCCTTTGGCGAGGCCAAACTGAACCGGGCGACCAGTGCGGGGATCAGGCAGCTGGCCGACTTGG